AATCTTAGCGTTGCTGGACAAGTAAGAAGTCAACTCGAAGAAGCACTTAAACAGAAACCTGAAGCAGAAGGATTTGATAATGAGTAACATAACAATCCCTAGTGACGAACAAACAAAGAAGCGTATTCGAAGTGCGCTGGAAGAAATCTCTAACTCCATGACACGAATGGGTGCTGAACGTGATCTAATCAAAAACATTCTACAGGATGTTGAGGATGACACTCAGGTGCCAAAGAAATACATTCGTAAGATGGCAACTATTTTTCATAAGCAAAATCTCAACGAAGTCAAAGCAGAAAACGATGACGTTGAGACGCTGTACGAAACGGTTGTCTAATGTCTGCTGTAACTAAGTCTCGCCATCTTGCTAAGACTATCACATGGCGGATAACTGGTACAATCGACACGATGCTTATCGGTTGGTTGGTAACTGGTAGTCTGGAAGTCGGAGCAATGATTGGTGGGATTGAAGTTATAACTAAAATGATTTTGTACTACACTCACGAACGAGTGTGGTACAAGTATATAAAATTTGGAGTGAAGAATGTTTGATTTTCAAAAACCAACAACTCAGATGTTAGGACGTTGGCAACCATGGCACGATGGGCACACTGAGTTATTTAAAAGGGCACTAGCAGAAACTGGACAAGTTATCATTATGGTGCGTGACGTCGGTGGCGTAGTAGGACAAGACGCTGGTGGCGGTAGAACGGCAAAGCAAGACGACAATCCATTTGACTTTCATGAAGTTCACACAAATATTGTAAAGGGATTAAAGGAAGCAGGGTTTACACTTAACAAAGAATACCAAATTATGAAAGTGCCAAACATCGTTGACATTAGTTATGGTCGTGGTGTTGGATACACTTTCACCGAGCATGACTTGGGAAAGGATGTACACAATATCAGCGCAACTAAAATCAGAGCAGAGATGCGTAGTAAAGGAGAACTGTAATGTGGTATAGTCTTGTATTACTTACAGCAGTGGGTGTTCAATCAATTGGAACTTATGATGATTATTTAAGATGCCAGATTGCCGCAGAAGAATGGAAAGAGCAAAACGTTGCGGCAGGATGCGTTGAACAAAAAGATCCAACAGAAGCATTTGCTGATATGGTAAATATAATGCAACAACTTAGATAAGGAAAACTAATGGGTATAACAGCAACCAACAAGGCACTTGAAAGAATCCGTGAAGTTGATCCAGTTGTATACAATATTTTGAAGCGAAGTTGGGAAGAGTCATTTGGTGATGCAGTACCAGATGCAGAGATCAAGGCACGTTTGAGTCATGCAGTTGTTTTGAACTCTGATGATACTGATGTCGAGTTTGTGGTCAACAGTATCAAAACAGTGCTTGCTACTCGATGATTGACTTCTACTGTGAATGGTAGTATAATAGATGTATATTGTGATGGGATTATATTATGCGAGAAGAATTTCTATGGGTCGAGAAGTATCGACCAAAAACTATACAGGACACCATACTTCCTGACGATCTAAAGTCAACGTTTCAACAATTCATAGACAAGGGCAACATACCTAATCTGTTGCTCACTGGCACTGCTGGTATTGGTAAGACTACTGTTGCCAAAGCAATGTTGGAAGAAGTTGGTGCAGACTACATCGTAATCAATGGTTCTGACGAGGGTCGTCTCATCGACACTCTCCGTAACAAAATCAAAAACTTTGCCTCAAGTATGTCTTTGGCAGGAGGACGTAAGTATGTCATTCTTGACGAATCTGATTACCTTAATGCGGAAACTGTTCAACCTGCTCTTCGAAATTTTATGGAAGAGTATTCTGCTAATTGCGGTTTCATCCTTACTTGTAATTTTGTTAATAAAATTATTCCCCCACTTCACAGTCGTTGTTCAGTTGTAGAGTTTAAGATACAAAAGAAGAGCATGCCTAAACTAGCAGGGCAGTTCTTCAAACGTGTCGAGTCTATACTTGGATCGGAGAGTATCGAATATGATCAGAAGGTTGTTGCCGAACTTATTACTAAGCACTTCCCTGACAATCGCCGTATCCTAAACGAACTGCAACGGTACAGCGTCTCTGGTAAGATTGACTCTGGTATTCTTGCAAATAATAGCGATGCTAATCTGAAGGAACTTATCAACGGCATGAAGAACAAAGAGTTCTCCGTCGTTCGTAAGTGGGTTGGACAAAACATCGACGGTGACGTTGCCTCGTTCTTCCGCAAGTTTTATGAGACAATACATGATCACGTGTCTCCAAGCAGTGTGCCTCAGATTGTGGTAACACTTGCTGATTATCAATACAAGTCTGCGTTTGCTGCCGATCAAGAAATCAATACCATGGCGATGCTTACAGAGATAATGGTGGATGCGGAGTGGAAATGAGAATAGGATTTACATGTAGCACATTTGATTTACTGCACGCAGGTCACATACAAATGTTGCGTGAAGCAAAAGAACAATGCGACTACTTAATATGTGGACTGCAAGTTGATCCTAGTATTGATAGACCTGAAAAGAACTCACCTGTACAAACTATTGTAGAACGTCATATTCAACTAGACGCTGTTAGATATGTTGATGAGATAGTTCCTTACACTACTGAACTTGACTTAGAAGATATCCTATCTATGTATCATATTGACGTGCGCATACTGGGCGACGAGTACAAGGACAAGGAATTTACTGGTAGGGATATTTGTAAACGCAGAGGAATCCAGTTGTACTTTAATAAACGTGATCACAGATTCAGTTCAAGCGGATTGCGTAATCGAGTTTTTAACGCAGAAAGTGAATGATGGCAAAGACTAATCCATTTGACTATACTAATGCTGTTACTCAAACCAAAAAGGACTTGATGCGTGGTACTGCTAATGATAGATTGGCAGAGCGTGACTATAATCCATTTCTAACAAATCGTGCTTTATCTTATCATAACGACACGGTATTCTTCGCTAACGAGATGAACCGTCGTCATCATTTAGATAATCTTTTACAGTTTGATTTTTTACTAAATATTGTCAGACCCAAGAAAAGATTTGCTAAATGGGCGAAGAAAGATAATGATGGTGACGTGTTGATTGTTAAAGAATTTTTTGGATATAACGACACAAAAGCACGCCAAGCTCTCACTATCCTCTCCCCTGAGCAACTGACTACAATAAGAAAAACACTGGCAAAGGGTGGTAGAGATGATAGAAAACATGGTTGAAGTCACACTGAATAACGAAGATGACTTCTTAAAGATTAGAGAAACATTGACACGGATTGGCGTCGCATCAAAAAAGAACAAAACAATATACCAGTCCTGTCACATATTACATAAGCAAGGCAAGTATTATATTGTTCACTTCAAAGAGTTGTTTGCATTAGACGGCAAACCATCTAATTTTGCTGAAGAGGATATGGGTCGCCGTAATACAGTTGCTAACTTACTTGCTGAGTGGGGTCTTGTTACTTTGGTTGATGCAAACAAGAGTAAAGAACCTGTGGCACCTTTGTCACAAATTAAAGTGTTACCATTCAAAGAAAAGAATGATTGGGAATTAGTAGCAAAATATAATCTAGGAAAAAAGAGGTAGTGTAAAAATAATATTATGGATTTACCTTATTGGTTGTTTGAAGATGCAGTTCCGAGTGAAGTATGTGACATCATAATTAAAGGTGGAATGGATTTACCCCCATACGACGAAGCTTCTGATTTTTATTATACCAGCGAAAATCTTTCTACAGAAAGAGTTTGTTTTTTAGATGATCGTTGGATAAATGGTATCATTAAATATCATGTCGACATGGCGAATTTACAAAGTTATAAGTTTGATATCACTTATGATTTTCAAGAAAAAATGCAGTTTATTGTGTATGGAGAGCAGGGATTTTTTGGATGGCATCATGATGTATTACCGCCAGAACCATCTCCAATTTATCCGAGAAAATTGACTTCAATTTTAATGTTAAGTGATACAAATGATTTTGAGGGTGGAGAACTTGAACTGTTTACTCATAACGATACAAATGGTCAGATTTATGGACAAGCGATTGAAAACTTCAACAAAGGATCTCTAATCGTTTTCCCTGCAGCATCTTATCATAGAGTTAGAAATATAACTAAAGGTAAAAGAATTACATTGGTACACTGGACACATGGTCCAAAATTAAAGTAAGGAGTGATATGACACATTTTGAAATGGTTCGTGAATTTATGAATGCTTTTGGGCAAGAGGTTAAAACTAAAACTGAAATGCCTGACAAAGAAACTCAAGTTCTTCGATATGCTTTGATCCACGAAGAACTCAATGAATTTGTTGACGCAATGAAGAAGGAAGACTTAGTAGAAGTCGCCGATGCGTTGACAGATCTTCTCTATGTTGTCTATGGTGCTGGACATGCGTTCGGTATTGATCTTGACAAAACATTTGCTGAAGTCCAACGTTCAAATATGAGCAAACTGGGTGAGGATGGCAAACCCATTTATAGAGATGATGGTAAGGTCTTAAAAGGACCAAATTTTTCTGAACCGCAACTTAAAGAATGTTTGAATTTAGGAGATTAACATGACTATGATGGATATGATGCTACTTGGAGTTCTATTGGTTGTCGCATTGTGGGTTATTATCACCATTTGGAAAGATATGAGACCGCAAGAGACTGCAGTTGAAAAAGAACTCAGAGAAAATGCTGAACGTATTTTGAATGAGGAAGAAAAGTTCGAGAAGGATATTCCTCCTGCTTGGCCGTTTCCAACAGCGCACGAGAAGATGCAAGAAACTTCTCCAGTGAAACCAAAGCGAGCTAAGGATGAGAATGGCAAGTTCATAGCAGACGATCCTTCTACGCCAGAGAATGAGGCATGGGAAGGTGGCAAAGCACCTGCTAAACCAAAGGCGAAGCGTAAACCAAAGGCAACAACTAAAAAGGCAACAACTACCAAGAAGTCTACCACGCCAAAGAAACGCAAACCAAAAGTCACTGAAAAGGCGAAACAAAATCCTTGACTTTACCTCTGAAAAGAGGTAAAATGGAATAAATAGAAGCGGAGTTTTTTGTGAGTGAACTTGGCAACAGAATCACTCACTATCACACATACACACAAAGGAAAATAAATGAAGACGCTAAGGAGGGTAGCACTTAAATTTATTGTATTACAAGCAGCACGAGCAAAAGCAAGAATCCGAAATTGGAAAAATGGTGGGTATTGGGCATGAAAAAATTAATGTCCAAACTAAGCATTGCATTTGAGAGATGGTTTGAAAGTAATGAAAAAAAGGCACTCGAAGATTATCTGTCAAAATCGCAAAACATTTCAGATCTTGAAACACGAATGAGAAATTGGCAATATGCCAGTACAAGCAGAAGAAACTTTCTGCCTTACTAACTATATTATTAACACACATCACACAGGAGGTAATACCGTGGCAAATAAAAATCCATTCGAAATTCGTTTTGACGTTCTAGCAATGGCAAAAGAAATGCTAGATAAACAATACGACATGGCGCAGGCAAATTACTATAACTTTCTTGAGCAAGTAAAAGACAGTCAGAAAACTTTTGAGGATGTTGAGCAGTATGTTCCCAAAATGTATCAACCACAAGAAGTTATGGAGAAGGCAGAAGAGTTGTATAAATTCATTATGAAGAAAGACTAATTGGAGAAGGGGGAGGAAACTCCCCCTGTATATTATGAAAGATTTGAAATCCCCTCTTAGATATCCTGGTGGTAAAAGCAGAGCAGTCAAGTTTCTGTTCCAAGATCACCATCTACCAAAAGACAAAATCGGCGAGTATCGTGAACCATTCCTTGGTGGCGGTAGTTGCGCAATCGAGTTCACCAAGAAGTATCCTGAGATGCCTATATGGGTGAACGACAAGTATTACAATCTCTATTGTTTTTGGATTACGCTAAAGAAAGAGGGCGATAAACTTGCTGACTTCTTACACAAGAAAAAAGATTCATTGCTAAATGCTAGTGATCCTCAGCAAGCGCACTTAGATCAGTTTCCTATACTCAAGTCTGAGATAAACGATCAAACTAATGAGTTCGAACGAGCGTGGCGTTTCTATATGCTGAATCGTTGTTCGTTCTCAGGATTAGGAGAAACTGCTGGTTCGTTTAGTAAGGACTCAATCAACAGCAACTTTAATCATACTATTATATCACGTCTGCCACGTTTCCAAAAACTGATACAAAAGTGGTACATAACAAACTATGACTACAAGCATTTGTTTGATGGAGACGAAGACGCATTTATATTCTGTGACCCACCCTATGATATCAAGTCGTTCATCTACGGCGACAAAGGTAATATGCACGAGGGGTTTGATCACAAAGAGTTTCACGATTGTGTAGACAATGGTTGTTCTAATATGATTATGATAACATATAACTCTAATGAGACAATCAATAGAGTCTACAACAGTTGGGAAAGGATAGAGTGGGATCTGACTTATACGATGCACTCTGGTAAAAAATATCGAGATGATGAAAAGAACAGGAAAGAACTTTTGTTGGTAAACTATCCAAGAAACTTACAAAAAACTCTTGATCTTTTTGTAGCATGACTATAATCCCAGTTTACGATAACAAAGGTGAACTTGCCAATCAGATAGAGATTGATGACGACCTCAACTTTGTCAATGATAGAGTGTGCAAGGGGAAGCAATACTACTACAAAGGTGTTGGGGTAAAATATGATCATCAATACATTGAAGAGTTGAATGATGATTATGAACTGATATCGTTTGCTGATGTTTTCTATATGAAATATAAGGTGGCGAAAAAATGTTTCATCGGTAAGAGTGGAATCTTTCAAGAACCATACTTGTTTATATACGACGATTGGGTTGGAACGTGTGGTCCAAAAGAAGGATTGATTGTTCTCAACTCTTCATTCAAGTATTCGTCAGTTGATGTCATAGATTACGTTCAGTTCGACGAAGAACATCGACAAGCATATTATGTTTTAGATTACAAATGCAATCGTAAGAAATATGCAAGGGATGGCGGTGATCCAAAAAAACTTGGTGAACTGATAGACTATATGCTAAACAACGATTGGAACTTCTTGTGGGATAAGAACGTGATACAAGACATAACGCCAGAAGGATTAGTTTCTGATGTAGGTGATATGTTCACAGGAGAAGATCTAACATATAAACTTGGAACTGCATACTCTGTATTGTATAGTCTTGGGCAAGCAAACTTCCAGCAATACGTGGACTTTGTTGAATACCATAATATACAACAATCAAGTAATATCAATATGTCATATATGACAACTGCGATGAAACTACTGCAGAAAAATAATATTGACATTTCCCCTTTAATACAGTATAATGATATATTGTTAAATTATAAACATGCTGTGCTTACTATGATGGACGGTAAAAACTGTGCTCATTGTGCCTGTGACATGTACACGGAACAGGGTGAAAAAATTAAGCAACAGTACAAAGATAATTTGACAATTTGATATAAATAAACACCGTAGGACTCAAGTTGGACTTGCTATGCTCTCCGATGACCTGTCTTGCATTTTTCTAACTTAGTAAATTGAAAGGAAGAACTATGTGGACTAAACCTACATACACCGAAATGAGATTTGGTTTCGAAGTTACGATGTACATCGCTAACAAGTAATCAAGTTTCATAGGGAGTGTAGTTACATCGGTGGGTGCACTCCCACCTAAGTCTTACATTAACCGAGTCGCCGAAAGGGACTCATATTTTAATCTCGCTTTAATAAAGGAGAACTTTATGACTATCACAAACTTTCCTCGAGATATCTTTCTCGGTTACGACGCTCTGTTTGATTCATTGAATCGTATTGACGAAATGAAAGCAAAGCAACCGTCCTATCCTCCATACAACATTATTCAGAAAGAGACGAATCATTATCTCATCGAGATCGCCATTGCTGGGTTCACGAAAGATGACATTGATGTAACTCTTGAACGTGGGGTTCTAACTGTTGAGGGTAAGAAGAAAGATGATTCCTCTAAGTATATTCACAAAGGCATTTCAGCAAGAGCGTTCCGTAGAACATTTACACTTGCTGACACCATTGAGGTGATTGGTGCGGATGTGATTAATGGTATGCTATACATTGGTCTACACAATGTAATACCTGAAGAGGAGTTGCCCAAGAAAATTAATTTGGGTGAGTTCAGCAAAACTGACAAGTCTTTGCTGTTAGGTTAATCTCAGGAGAGGGGAGCGCAATGCTCCCCGACTTATATTATGAAATGGACTGATGAAGAAATAAAAAGATTTGTGGATCACTTTGGTAAGGAGTTGCCAGATCCAACTAATTATCCGAGAGTGTTTTCTTATTATGTTAAATTGTGGAACTATATCAACCGTGAGAAGAAAAAATAACTTTGACTTCATGGGGTTTCGTAGTATAATAGATACATGAAATTCTATACTAACTTTTTTATGCGAGGTAACTACGTCATCGTGCGTGGTTATCAAAACGGTGAACGATTCACGGATCGTATCGAATACAAACCTACACTCTATGTTCCTGCTCGGAAACCATCCGACTGGCGTTCAGTTGACGAGAATCAACTAGAACCAGTTGATCTTGGGAGTATACGAGAGGCAAGAGATTTCGTAAGAACTTACAGTGAAGTTGAAGGGTTCAAGATCTACGGATCTACGCTTTACGATTATGTTTGCGTTCATCAAAACTTTACACAAGAATATGACACAGAGTTTATTAAAATTGCTAACATCGATATTGAGGTTGGTTCAGAGGATGGGTTTCCTGATCCCCAACTTGCTAATCAACCTGTTACTGCGATCACCGTATCGATTGATGGTGCGTTTTATACGTTTGGTTGTCAAGATTATCAAGTAAAGTCGGACAACGTTACATACATTCAGTGTACTAACGAACGTGAACTTCTAATCAACTTCCTACGTCACTGGCGCACTTGGGATGTTGATATCATTACTGGTTGGAACGTACAGGGATTCGATATCCCATATTTGTATAACCGTGTACATAAACTACTTGGCGAGAGCGCAGCGAAACGTTTATCTCCTGTAAATATTATAAGTCAACGAGAGTATGAACTATTCAATCGAAAGCAGATTGATGTGGAGTTCGTTGGCATTAAAACACTTGACTATCTAGATCTCTATAAAAAGTTCACTTATTCACAACAAGAGTCTTATCGTTTGGATCACATCGCTCACGTTGAGTTGGGTGAGAACAAACTTGATTACTCTGAGGTGGAGACGCTACATCAACTCTATAAACTTGACTATGAGAAATTCATTGACTATAACATCAAAGACGTTGAGTTGATAGACAAACTTGAAGATAAGATGAAGTTGATTGATATGGCGTTGGCGATTGCTTATGACGCAAAGGTTAATTACAGCGACGTGTTTACTCAGGTTCGTATGTGGGATGTGCTCATACATAACTGGTTGTATGATCGTAAGATAGCAATTCCACCGAAGGTTAGGAAAGAAAAGAATACGCAGTACGCTGGTGCGTATGTGAAGGATCCTCAGGTAGGAATGCACAACTGGGTTATGAGTTTTGATCTAAATTCTCTTTACCCACACCTGATTATGCAGTATAATATAAGTCCGGATACATTTGTTGAAAATGACATGGTAAGTATCACAGTTGAAGAACTGCTGAATGGTGAAGTGCCTGAGTTTGATAACGATATGTGTATGGCAGCGAACGGGCATCTCTTTACTAAACAAAAGCAAGGGTTCTTGCCTGAGATGATGGAAAAGATGTACAACGATCGAGTAAAGGCAAAGAAGTCTATGCTTGAATCACAGAACAAACTTGAAGAAGTGAACAGGAGATTGAATGAAATCAGTCAGTGACATGAGTCACCAAGAATTACTTGAAGCACGAGTGCAATTACAGAAGGACATCTCTAAATATAAAAACCTTCAACTTGCTAAGAAGGTTCAGTTGAACTCTGCTTATGGTGCGCTCGGCAATCAATACTTCAGATTCTTCGATGTACGTCAGGCAGAGGCAATTACGCTGAGTGGTCAGTTATCCATCAAGTGGATTGAACGCAAGATGAATGACTATCTAAACAAACTTCTAAAGACAGAAGGAGAGGATTATGTCATCGCTTCGGATACGGACTCGCTTTATATTAGTTTTGACAGGTTGG